TATTCCTGCAGGGCCTGTATTTCCTATTGGTCCTACTGGTCCAGGACTTCCTACTGGTCCTGGAGGTCCTACTATTTCTATAACTTCTTGTATAACTACAGGTGCTGGTGGGGGTGGCATAGGTGTTCCTAAACCAATTGATATATCAGTTGAAATATCTGTAACCACTCTATCGTCTGTATGTTGTGATGCTGCTACGTTCGCTGTTTTAAGACTAACAATAGTGTCTTGTGTTTTTTGTCTTAAACCTGCTGATTCGTAATTAGCAGTAACAGAAGTTGTTGCTTGTCTGTCTTTATTATTAACATTGTCTGTTAATTTAAATACCTTAACACCTGTTCTAAATGTTCCTGATGGAATTGTAAATTGTCCTGAAACTTTTCCGTCTGCATCTGTTGTAAGTGTGCTTCCCAATGCTCCACCTATTGTAGAACAATGTTCTGATACATCTTCTCCATCAAAGAATGGATAAACTCTTGTATTAGGTTTTAGTCTTATTGCACTAAATACTACAGCTCTTGATCTCATGAACGGAGCAAAGGATACGTCAACCACTTTTTCACCCAACGATTGTTCTTCTCTGTTGGCACTAATGTCCAAGCTAGTTCCTTGTCGGGTTTGAGCTTGTTCTGTTGTGGTTGTTGTAAATAGTGAGTTATTACTTGTTCCTGAGCCTCCACTACCTGAACCAAATGTATTTAATTCTTGTGTTTGTGTTGAAACAACATTTGCTGCTCCTGTGTCTTCCCATGAACCCCATTGTGTTCCCCAAGCATTTGCCATGTTTTCCCAAGCATCATAGTTACCATCAAAGTTTTTAGTGACTGCTGGTTGAACGTCTGTAGCAACAAAGTTGTCTACGTCTGGAGTAAGTGTTAAGTCTCCATAATAATGGAATGTTAATTCCTTAACTAGGTTCTCTGTCTGAGAAGCTTTCATTTGTGATATAAACGGAACCACTTCATATGGTAGTGTAATTGCTGTTCCTGTTTGTGCTAGCGTTGTAGTTGCACTTGCGGTTCCTATATCTGAATGTGCTGTTAATGATATGTTTTCCATATCAAAGAATGGTCTAGCATGTTTCTTTTTAGGATCAATTGCTATCTTATAATCAGGATCTAATACAGCTCCAACGTTATGTCCTGTCATTGGATCTACTAATATACCATTCTTAAATCTATCTACACCACTAGAGTTTACTATTGTTTGTTCTTTTGCGTATGTTTCTAATAAGTTAAGTGATGCGTAATATTCTAAATTTTTAATTCTGTTTTCTAATACGCCAATATCTCTCATTGTAAAGCGTTTGAAAGATAACTGTTGAACACTAATGGCGTAATCTGGTCTGCCTACTTCTTTAGCTCTTGTAGTAGATAAACAAGGGAACGGTGGCAAATTAATTGTTGCCAATGTCATACATTTTTCTGGCTCTGCAGGTAATATAGGATCGTCTGCGTATGCTCCTTCTACTTGTCTTAAATTGCCATCGTTATCACATATAACTCTTAATCTTTTACCTTGATATCTTATATAATCTGTTGTAAATGTCTTAACTGGAACAGGGTTTGTAAGTCCATTACCTGGTCTATCTATAGCTTCATTAATATTTGTAACTGCTGGGATAGAACCAACTGTGCTTCCATCAGTAGGTGTTACTGTGTCTACTGCCCTAGGACGGAAGTCAACTGTATCTCTAAGATCAAAGTCTCCATGTATCTGAGATCTGTATATTGGAATATCTTCTGTTCTAATTTTATCTGCTGGTAATGATGCTGTTGTGTCATCTACAGGATAACTGTCTACTACCGAGAATGTTGCTGTTGTAATTGTTTGTGTAAAGTAAGAAAACTTAACTAATAAATTATCATATGTTGAAAGGTCAAGTGTGCTACTTGCTTTCTTAATAATTTTAGCATGTCCTACTAAATTGTCTTTATGTCCGTTGTCAAATCTAAAATCAGATGTTACATCAATACCATCTGTTAATGCAGTAAATGCTGCTGTATGTGCTCTAATTTCTTCTATTTTAAATCCGTCTGAAACACCTAATGAATATTCTCCGCTAGTTCCTGCAGGGTGTCCTGCTGCTTCTGTATTAATTGTTACATATTTAGATTTATTAATTGCTTTTGCTACTGGTGTTGAATCTGTTTTTAATACATTAACATAAGCTAAAGCATTTCTATTTGCGCCTGTAATAGCACCAATGTCTATTTCTAATGTAGAGGTTCCTGATTGTGTAATTGTTGCAGCGTCTACATCAATATATTCTCCTGCATTAATTGTGTTACCGCCGTATGCAAATCCATCTTCTACGACAACAATTATATTAGCAAGTTTAATTGTATCTGTTAATGTTCCTGAATAAGGGAATGTTTCATCACCTGAAGTTGTTAGTGTAAGTTTACCTGCTGCTGTAAATGTTCCTGTAAACTCTTTTGTATATTGGAATGTGTGATCGTATGAACCTGAATCTGCTTTTAATGTTTGGATATGCTTATGAGGCATAGCAAATAACATTTTATTTTGTGATTGTTCTTTTATTTCTGATTTACCACCAACTAAATTAACGTCTGCAATACCATCTGGTGTTCCTGAAGTTGCGTCGTATCTAACACCTTTAATACTTTCGTTATCTCCACCTGTTAATTGTATGTCATATAGATACATTCTATAAACTGCTGTTGTTCCCATAATACCAGCTGATGGAGAACTACTTTGATGGACTAAGTGTCTGGCTTTTGCTACACCTATTTTTGTTCCTTGTGCTGTAGAATTACCGCCTTGTGCTGTATCATATAAATCTACTGTTGCACCACCATCAATATCCCAATTACCTGTAACCTGAGTTATCTCTATGTAATTTCCATATGAAGTTGATATTGGTGTTCCTTCTAAAGTTTTTGTTCCTGAAGGTTTTCTAATTATAATCTTTTTAGTTGTTCCTAGTGATCTTTTGAAACCACCTACATATGAAACACCAGGTGATACACCAATTACAAGTCCTTCTCTATTACCACCATTAGCTGATGAATATACACCATTATTATTTCCTTCTTTTAAATGTTCTCTAACATCTACTGTCATACCTCGAACAGTATAGTTACCTGATTCGTCGTATGTTCTGTTTGCTAATACTTCTCCTAGTCCGCCTAGTGGATTATCTTTTGTTCTTGTTCTTACAACACCACCATCTTTAACTTCGTAATATAAGTAGAAATTTTCTGGAACACTATCTGCTGGATCTAATGCTTTAAGAGTTACTGTAAATTTTAATCTATCTGCACCAGGAGCATTATAGTTAAATGAGCCCTGTGCTGGATCTAGTAATGTGCTATCTGTTGATGAGTTTATTGCTGTTTCTGTTACTAAGAAACCTACTCTCTTACCATGTAATATTGAGTATCTATCTTGTAATACACTTATTTTGTCTGTTCTTATGAATGAACCTCTGGCAAATATTAAACCTGGTTCTAATATAAGTTCTCTTGTTCTACCATAATGAGATGTTGTTTCGTTTGCTGCATTAGCTGGTGCTACTACGAAGGTCTTACCATTTCTGCCTGCGTCTGTAGATGTAACTGTTAATGTTTCTCCTGCTGCAAATTTTGTGTAACTTGTTTGTGAATTGGTGTAATTACCATAAATCTGTTTTGTTGCCGGAGCTGCTGCTTCTGTTCCTGTTTCAACTCCTGTAATTGTCATTGTTAGGCCTGAGGTTCCGCCTGTTAATGTATCTCCTTTGTATGTAGATAAAGTTGTATTGTCTACTGCTACTGCAGGTGATGAGGCGTCTGTGTCTAATATTTTAACCCAATCTCTAATTACAAGGTTTTCTGCACACCCTGTTATAACTGCGCCTTCTTGCAACACAAAACCAAAACCTTTTTCCATTTGGTTTTGTAATATTGTTTGTAATTGTGTAAGTTCTCTTGCTTGGACTGCCACACCTGGTTTAAATAAAACCCTATGGAAATCATTAGCAGAGCTAAAGTCGTCGTAATATGGTGATGCGTTTAAATTTAATGCCATTTGTTAAAACCTAATCAATGCTTTTATTTGTTCTACTTGATCCTCGGATCTAGTTACCGGTGATCTGTTATCTAAATATATTACTTCACCTGAAGAATTCTTAACTTCTGGATTCGTAACACTATTTATACTCAAACTCGGAATGTTTTGAGTAGTATTTGTTAAAGTTGACGACCCTGTTATTAATGGTAGTTCGGCTGTAAGATAAACATTATCATTATCGCTGTCTACTTGTATAACTTGAAACTTGCCTCCGTCGCTAGTTGTTATTATATCGTCTGCAACATATCTGTTAGCTGTAATATCGGCCGTTGGCACATTTACTATATAACATGCTGTTGCTGTGTTCGTTGTATAAACTACACCTGCTGGTGTTTTTATATTTTTAATTAGTGCAATCTGTCTAAAGTCGTTGCCTAATATTAAATCTTTGTTTGAGTTTTCATCGAATGAAACTGTTAGTCCTAAATTATTTGCAAACAATTCTCTTGTTGCATTTGAACCATGTCCTCCTTGAGGAGATACAATAGCTCTACATACTGCTCCTGAACCATTACCACCTGCTGTTGTAATAGTTATATCTGCGTATGAATATCCTGTTCCTGCTTGTGTAACCGTTACTTCTGTTATTGCTCCTGTTGCTGCATTAACTGTGGCAGAAGCTTCTGCTCCTGTTCCATCTCCTGTTATTGTTAATGTAACATCATCAGGTTGATAAAGTGTTCCTGCTGTAGTTACTTCCACTCTATCTACAGTTCCTTCTATTGCTGCACCTTCTACAGCACTTTGTAATGCTGGTAAACTATCTGCGTCGCCTAATGTAACTGTTCCGGTAGCTGCTGTTCCTGCTCCACCACCAACAAAGGTAACGAAACAAAAACTATAACCAGAACCTGCTGTATCAATTGTAACACCTGTTACTGCTCCGCCTGATACTGTTGCTGTTCCTGTTGCTCCTGTGCCATCTCCAGCAAAAACAACGGTAGGAACTCCAGTATAACCTGAGCTCCCACTCGTTATCGTAACACTATCTACTTCTCCCGTAACGTCATGCGTTGGGTTTCCTGAAATTTTTCTAACAGGAATGTAGTCTGCGTCTAAAAATTTGTTTTGGTCTGAGGCTGATACTTGGAACATAAATTTCCAAATATAGCCATCAGATAGTTGGAACGCTGAGGTTCCTGTTGTAGTGGGCTTGTCTGCTGATTGTGCATTTGAATTATTAGATATACATTTATATACTTTAAATTCATCTGTCATAACATAAAAATTGGAATCTGCTAATGATGTAGCTTGAGAATACGATTTATTAGTTGATGAGTAAGCATCATCATACTCATCATATATTGTATTCTGTGTCCAATCAATACGTCTTGACAACATACATATATCTGCTGAATCAACTCTTTGTGTAAACATCATGCTTCTTCTAAATTCAGAAACATATGAGTCTGAGTCAATAGGAGACTCTGGACTGGTATCATCAGTCCAGGCCGTCGTCTTACCAACTGCAAAATGATAGTAGTCGTTATTGTTCTTGATGTCCCTATGGAACGTCCGAGCCAATTCTACTCTACCAAGTCTCCTTAAAACTAGCGCCATTAGTTGTCCCTATTAAGAAATAGTTACTGTCCAGGTAATAGTCATTGAGTCACTAGCACCTTTATTAACTACTGAAAAAACAGTTCTACAAAGTAGGGTTCCGCCTGAGCCTGCATTTAAAATACCTGCTTCTGTTACTGCCCCTGTTCCTGTGCCTGCTGCAAATGATGCAACATAAGCAACAGCGTTTGATGTAACTGTTGTAGAAGTTAATGCGGTTCTTGAACCGGAAATAGCTGTTTCAAGAGCTGTGTTACCAGCTGCTGCTGCAGTTGTTCCTGTTCCAAGTTCCATATGAGTCATGGCAGTTGCTGAAGCATCTTTCATTCTAGATGCTATAAAAGCAAGTCCAGTATCTACTACAAGGTTATCTACCTCTCTAGTATCTTTGACTTTACCATGCTTGTCTTTGACTTCAATTTTGAGTTTACCTAAAACTCTGCTTTCATCTTTTTTAAACATTTTTGTCTCCTAATTATGTTTATTCTATGTGAATGTCCAACCTTGACCTACATAATCCTCACTTAAATAAGCTGGGTCTACATAGTCCTGCATTGAACCAATTCCAGTATCTGTTGCCGTTGCTGTCTCCGCTATTGACGGTTTACTTAACGCTAATACTGCTGATTCTGTAGCAGTTTCGGTTTCTGTTATTCCTTTACTTGTATTTATACTGTCTACAGAATCTGTTGCTGCTTTTGAGTTAGAAATATTAACTCCCATACCCTTAACAACACCAGCTGTATCTGAGACACTTACACTATTAGATAGTGCTTTACTATATGCAATTGCCGGACTGTCTGTGTTCGACGTTGCATGTCCTAACACCTTAGTGAAAGCTTTTGTTTCTGATTCTGACATTGTGCCTGAATCAGTATAAACTATGCTTAAGGACATAGCCAAACTCTCTTGAGCTTGGTGTCCATCACTAAGCGTTCTATTAAAACTTGTGGCCACTTGTGCCACTTCAGTTACTGAAACTGAATCGTCTGGATCGGGTATCCCTAAAGTTAATTCGGTTACGCAAACATCTGTTGCGTCGACGCTACCCAATCTTGTTCCTACATAAGCGAGGAAGTTACTTTCTGCGTCTAAATCATTTGTATAAGCTCCTGATCCTGTCGCTGGTGTCCAATAAGTATTTTGGAAACCAGAATCGAAAACTTTATAAAAATGTTGAACTAGGCTTGAAGCTGCTGATTGTGTTTCAGTAAATGTTCTGATAAACTCTATGTCTATATCATCTTCTGTTACTGAATCTGAAGCAGTTAAAGCCTCCGTAACGGCCTTAGACATTGACCAATTACTTGAATCTGTATTTGTTGTGACTTCTGCTATGTTGCCTTTATTAAATGCTATAGCATGAGCCTCTGTTGGAGTAGGAGCATCTGTTAATACTTTATAGAAGTGCATTATTCTAACAGTTGAAGTATTTACTTCATCATCAGAATCAAAAACGTAGAAATGATAACCTGTTGATGATACTTCAAATGATACATTAAAGTCTACAACACTTCGTATTAATAAGTCTCCAAATACTTCCATACCTGCTGGGTGGACAGTATCTCTTAATGCTCTATTCCATGCTGATTGAGGATTGCCTGTTTTAATTACATAAGAATAAGGTTGATATCGTTTGTTGTCTTGTAAGACATTAACATCTGATAACTTACCTCTATCGTCTTTCCACTTGCCTTCGTAATTGAATAGATACCCTGTTGTTATAGTTATAACAATAGTCTCTCCTGAAGGAGATATTATTTCTATATCAGCGGTATCATTTAGGAAGCCTTCTCCTGGTTGTATAATTGAAAACTCACTAGGTAATCCTGCATCTGTTACAGCTGTTACTCTTACATAACCTACGTTTGCTCCACCTATAAATGTATAGTCTTCTGCAAAATATCCTGTAACAGCATATCCTCTACCGTCATCTCCTGATTCGTTTATTACATAAACTTGCCCTACTTTAAATCCTGCATTTGCTTCTGAGCCTGCATAAGATTTAAATGAACAACCTACTAAACTTCTTACAAGATAACCGTATATGTCTGCAGTAGTATCGCCAGCATCTTCTGCTACTACATATGATTTAATTTCTGAAACGTTAATTTCAGCTGCTGCTGATGAATAGCCTGATCCTGCTGCTGTAACTGTAGCAGTTGCTATTTTACCATCGCTAATTGTTAATACTCCTGTAGCTCCTGAACCGTCTACAGATTTAATATCTAATGTTGGTAGTGCATCATAACCACCACCAGCATCTGCTATTTTTAAAAATGTTAATCCGTCTGCGTCTATTGTTGCAGTAGCCGTTGCACTAGAACCACCGCCTCCGCTAATTGTAATAGCTGGTGCAGATGAATAACCAGATCCTGAATCTGTAATTGTTATGCCTGTAACTGCACCACTTGAATTTACTGTTGCTGTTCCTGTTGCTGTAACACCGTCTCCTCCTGGAGCAGCAAATGTTACTGTAGGAACACTTGTATAACCAGAGCCTGCTGCTGTAATTGATGTTGCATTAACACCACCTATTCTTGCTAGTATCGCTGCTCCTGCACCAGGTCCTTTAATTTTTGTTACTGTTTCATCAAAATTTAAAATTAACTCAAATCTTTTTGCCGAGGTTCCTGCTGATTGATATGCGTTCTTTTCAACCCTGTTTACTGTTCCTGTATGTTCTTTTCTTACTGTAATAGAACCTATTGTTTCATAATATCTTAAATCTATTTTCTTACCTAGTAAGTCTAATGGATCTAAACTATTAGCAGGTTCTTCTTCTATCTTAACTGCTTGTTCTTGTGTGTATATGGCATCAGAAGGTTTTAGAATATATTTACTTGGATATGTAACTTCAACATTCTCTCCATACATAATTCTAAAGAATGCTTGTATGGATTCCTTACTACCTTTTGCTTCATAAAAGTCTTTTGCTCTTTTATAAAAGAATTTTTTATCTAACTCTATACTCTTAGGGAAATCACTAACAAGAGCTCCTCTCCATTTGTCTAAGAAGTTAGTAGACGCTGCGTCTATATCATTTGTATAGTTTATTATCTCGTCGCCTTGTTTGGATTGTTGATCCATAAAGGCATAATATTTTTTAAGGAATGTTACAAATGTAGGATATTCAGATTTAATAAATTCTGGAAATTGATCTTCTACTAAGAAACTTGTATTTCTTTGTTCAAATTGTATGTCGCCTTGTGCAGCATCTAATACTGCTGTTCCTGCTGCTCCGGAACCTCCGCCACCTGTAATTGTAACTGTGGGTGTTGACGTATAGCCTGATCCTATGTTTGTAACTTTTATTTCTGTTACAATACCTGATATTTCATTTACTGTTGCAACAGCTGTTGCTCCTGTGCCTCCGCCTCCAGATATAGAAATTGTTGGCGCGCTGGTATATCCCGAACCTCCGGCTGTTACTGTTATAGATGCAACGTATCTATAAAATGATGGGATATAATCCGACACTAGATCTCCTCTACTTCAGGTGTGGCTGAGATTACAAGACCTGACGTGGTATTTATTGTTGTATTTACCACACTATCATCTAAAGTTAAAACTGTATTTCTGCTAGGTTTAGCAACGACTGCTGCTGTGCTAACATCGGAAGTTCTAACCAATGCTTGTGTTGTAATATCTTTACTGTCTGCTTGTAAGCCTGCTCCTATTCTTAAACTCTTCTCTGTTCCTGCTAATGCGTTAATTGTAATTGCTGGTAAACTAACTGTTCCTGAATCATAATCAATTGTTCCTACTTCAGCAATAATAGAGCCGTCTTGTTTAACAGCATTTACAACACCTGTTCCACTATACTTAGGCGCAACTACACCTGAGCCTGCAACGTCTTTTAATTGAACTTGTGTTGTAATATTAGATGATATAATATCAAAATATGAGGAAGTTAGTTCTCCTGGTTGTAATTTTTGATTAAATTTAACTGTATAATTTTTAGCCTTTGCTAAATCTGGTGTTACTCTTTTTTGTAGTTTTGCTAATACATTAACTGAAATAATTGAATCTGATGACTCTTTAATTAAATCATGCAGTTTTGTATAGTAAAAACTCTTGTTAAGTTTGTTTAAACTTGTATTAAAATATTCAGTAACTGCTGTATTTGCTGCGCTTTCTATTTGTCCTTTTGCTAATGTTGTAAGTTTAGGATCATATGTAACACTAATATCTAATGAAATATATGTAAACTCTGGGTCTACAAATTCTGGAATAATTGAAACTGGTGTTTTAGGTTCTATAACCTGTGTTTTAATATTGTCTTTATCTGCTTCTGTAATAATTGTTCCTACGACAGGATTTAATGATATAAACACTTTACCATATATAGGTGGATCGTTTTTCTCTCCACCCCATACAGAACAAGATTGTATATTAGAATTACTTGCTAATATAAGTGCTTCATAATCTGATGAAGTTACTGCTCTATCTCTTGTAGCATTAAACTTAGGTGCATTGTGTCTTATCTCATCTACAGTTTCTTTAACATCTCCTGAAATGGATTTTGTATGTGTTCCTACTGTTACTGTTTCTCCACTTGCTGTTAATGTCGCTGCTGTTGAAAAACTTAAAGTATTATTTGCTGGTGTTCCAACAGAACTTAAATAGTCAATTATTACAATATTTCCTGCTGTTAGTTTTTTACCTACAATACCATCTCCAAATTTAATTTGGAATAAACCATCTGCACCCTCTTCTAAGAAAAATGCTTTTGTATCTGATTTAACATTTAAGAAACTTGATTCTTTAGAATATGTTGTCATTGTTAAATCTACAGATGATTCTTGAACTCTTACTCTTATTGTAGAAGTATCAACTGTTTTATTAGGTATAACATAAGGTCCTGTTTCATTACTAGCGCTAACAACAAATTGGTTCTCTACTCTTACACCTTCTTTTATTGTAAGTCCAGGTAAAACAAATTGTGTTTTACTTGTAGATGTTGCAGATTGTCCTATGTATTGTCCGTAACTTAACCCTGTGCTAATAACTGTAGCATCTCCTGATGTTGTAGATGTTCCTAATGATTGCTTAGCTTCGTTTTTAGAAGTATTAGGCATATAAAAAGTTACTCCACTATATTCTGTAAATGTGTATGATGTAACTCCTAGTCCGCCTGTTTCTGCTGCTAATGCTGCTGCTTCTGTTAAATAAACAGGATAATAAAATCCTTTTCCTAGTGTTTCATGTGTGCCATATAAGAAGTATGGACCTGCTCCACCTGCTGTTGTTGCGCTTGTAGTTACTGTTTCATTAGGATAAAATGTATAAGTTGTTCCGTCTACTGTTCCTTTAAATGATGTGTTCCTACTTAATTCCATTGTAGTAGATGTATAACTAGCTGGTGGATTAACTACTACATTAACTTTTCCTTGTGCTCCTCTTCTAGATCTAGGTGTATAACCTAATGCTTTTGCAATAGAAACTACTGATTCTCTTTTAACTGCTGTGTCTATAAAGTTTTCGTTGGCTAGCATATGAGCCAACATACCGTTATAATGAGTATTATATGCTAGTAAATCTATCATTACTGCAAGACCCGATCCTTCAAAATCGTAGTCTGAAAATTCTGTTTGGCTATTTAAATACTCTTTTAAATTAGCTTTTATTAAATCAAAATCTAATTCTGTAACTTTTAATTGTGCCATATCTCTACCTTAACCTTGTTAAATTTAGATGTAATGCTTGTGGTTCGTTTATTCCTACTACATGAAAAAATAATGATAGCCTATATCCATTGGCTTCATAATCAGCAAACGTTTCTATATCCATTATTCTAGCTCTAGGTTCATAAGCTTCTATTACATCTCTAACTCTAGAACTAATAACAGTTTCTATACCAGGACGCATTGGTTCAAACAACATATGATATAATGGTGAACCTAACTCTGGATTAAAAGGTCTTTCTCCTGTTTTAGTTAATAGCAAATTTTTAATTGCCTGTTTTACAGCATTTACATCTAATTTTTTATTGATATCATTTGAAAAGTCATTCTTACCGAATGCCATATCGATATCTTTAAACAGTCTTACTTTCTTTGCCCTTTGTGTTGCCATAATAGTATTTATACTACCAATCAAATTCTGGTATCTCTAAATTAAAAAATTCTTCTGATTGTCTTCTAGACGATCTTTCAACATCAAACCAAACATTTCCTTTCTTAATTTCAGGAAGTCCTTGTCCCTTAAGAATGCCTTCCGGAGATATATCTGGAAAAGAAATTGGTTGTCCTTTAACAACCATATCTACACCCTGTCCTTCTACATTAGGCAATAACTTACATATACTATCTAAATCTATTGCCCCATTTCTTATAAGACGAGCTAGATCATCTAAATCTTCAATGTCTCCTAAGTCAACACTACCCCATTTCCTTTTCATTGAATCTAATTTATTTTCCAATGCAGGTTTAGCAATAGCACCTAACATTATAAATTTAAGTAAATCTGATGTGTCTTCATGTAATGTTTTATCCATCTCTCCTAATACTTTATTAAGAGCCTCGGGTATTGCTGATTCTACTTTATTCATTACACCACCAATAGCATCTTTTGCTTGGTTTTGTAAGTCTGCTAATTTTCCTAAAGGCGACTCTGCAATTAAGTCATCTACTTTATTATCCAACTCATCAATTTGATCTGCTAAATCTTTTAATGCTTTACTTGGTCCGCAACTCATTTAATCCTCCTAGTTAGGGCCGCTTGTTGTGCCACCACTATCTCCTGTATGTGTATGTCCTTTACCTGACTTGCCAGCCGATACATGATCACCATCTGCAGTGCTTGTTCCTGTAATGTTTAGATCACCGGTTATATCTACTGTATTGTTAATATCTGTGTTAGAGGCTGTAATTGTTTGTTGGCCTGTAACTTCCATTGTTTGTGTAGCTTCTGTTTTAAATTTTTGATCTCCGGCAGAACCAAATTCACTTTTACCGCCTGCTCCAAACATTAAATCTCCTCCAGTAACTTCTACAATATTACCTACAGATTGTCTGAATGTTGATTTATCTACCATTGTAGAATGTTTACCATAATTTTCCATTACAGAGTCTACGACAGTTTCTCTTTTCTTCTTAGCAACAGATTCTGTTTGATTACCTATGATTGTTTGAGAGTCATCTTTTTCTACACGAGTTGTTCTGTTTCCTCCAATAGAATCTCCTACATCAGTTACAACCGATCTTATATCACTACCTTGTATTTTAGTAATTCTGTCTCCATGAACTTTTAAGAAATAATCTCCTTCTACTTCTTCGTATTTGTCTCCTATAACTAACATTTTAGCATCGCCAGCTATTGTAATGTTACAAGTTCCTCTAATAAGAACATTTTTATCTTTTGCTACAATCTCATAATCGTCGCCTATAATTTTTTCTACTTTTGTTCCGTCATTATGTATTTCTTTGTGAGTGCCTGAAGGATGATATTCATGATATCTTTTATTCCCTTCTGTATTGTCTGTTTCAAATACAAATCCACCACGTGTTTCTTTAACATTATTAAAAGGATATAATGAAGTATAGTCTTTCATATTTCCTTTTTTACTTGGATCTCCATCTCCACCATCAATTATATCCTGTCTAGGATTAAAATATTTTGCTTCGTCTTTTGATTTACCTCTAGGATGTGGTTCGTCCCATGTTTCGCCTGTATAGTCTTTTCCAGACTTATCATCTAATAATTGGTCCTTTTCAACTGAAGGTGCACTTGCTGTTCTTATTTTTTCGTCTCTTATTTCCCTTCTATGAAGTAAAGAGAAATGTTCTTCTGCGTGTTCGTTTCTTGCTAATCTAGATACATCAGGTTCTCCTACTCCTGCAAAACCATCTTCTGCTTCTGGGCCTTTTGTTGTTCCAGGCAATCTACCATCAGAGTCTCTAGGAAATCTACCATTAGGATCTACAAATCCTCTTTTATCTCCTGGATCTCCTGTTGTTTTTTCTCCTGTAGGGTTTCCAGATTCATCAGTTGCTGATAAAGGATTACCTGCTATTGTTCCCATTATAATAGGTATTTGTCCATCTTCGCCGTCTGCAAAGAAACCTATAACTGTTGAACCTTGCACTAATGCGTGATTTTCCATTATGCCATTTACTGCTGCACTTGTAACAGAGTTAATTGGTATGGCATAAGGTAAATGTTTTATTGGTAAAGTAGCTCTGTTACCTGTGTGATAACCTGTTATTCTAACCTTGACTCTACCAGCCATTGCTATATCGTTATTATCTTCTACAACACCTAACCACCAAATAAAATCTGGTATATTAAGTGAGCCTTTATTTTTTAATGTATCCATTAGAAATCCACCACTTCATCTTCTGGACCTGTTCCTATTGCTAGTCCATTTTTACAAATTTCCATTCTCATCATATGCCTTTCTGCGTTAAAAATATGCTTAATAGCTGTTATTATAAATTTACCTGACAATACAGGATCTATTATATCATCGTAAGTAGCATCTGGTGCTTTGTCTGCTGCCTTTGGATATGCTAATTGTATCATTCTACCTACTTCTATATCTGTTCTTCCTGGAACATCTACAGAAAATGTATTGTCTTTAAATGAATTAAAGTATTGTTGTCTAAGTAATCCTGCCTCTACTACATTAGCATTTGCTGCTGCACCTTTAGAACCTTCTACTAATCCACCTTGTTGTCCTGGAGATGTAAGCATATTAATATATTTAACACCTCTCATAGAATAAGGATTTCTTTGAACACCCATTGGTATTGGAATGCCTTCTTCTGTGTGAACAAAACTTGCAAAGTTGTTTCTACCATCTATAATATATTCTCCTTGTTCTTTTGAAAACAAATCGTATGCCATAACAGATGATGAAAAATAACCACTATCTTGTCCGTCTAAAATGTCCATTGTTCTAGGGACATTTATTTCTTCTATCTTACTGAACATTTTAGGTAAAGGAGCACCAAGAAATATATCTCCTGAATCTCTATGCATCATATCCTGTCCAGGTTGTTCGTATATGTAATGTTCAAACAAACCATTTTCTAATTGTGTTCCTATTAAGTTTTGTATTGTTGTAAAATAAAAACTTTTATTACTTTCAAAGAATACAAAATCAGCACCCTTATATTTGTTTCCACTTGCCTTCTTACATAAGTAGGATATATTTTGAAATGGAGTCCAATGATTAGATGTGTATTGAACTCTAGAATTATGAGGTGTGTCTCCTATAAAAAGATTGGAAACGACTCTGTCACCTTCTGTATCTAGTCTTCTCATTTCTTGACAATGATCTAACCATATTTTTTGAACTATTTGATCTGTAGTTTTAGCCTGATCATATCCATATGCTTGAACTATACTACGAGCCTGATCACTTATTGCTTCAATAGAACAAAATTTTAAAATATAAAATTGTTCCCTATCATTATTAAGTCGTCTACCTTCTATTGCATATATTTGAAATGATTTTTCTACAAGGTTGTCAGGATGATCTTTTAATGTTTTTGTTCTTGCTTTTATTGAAAGAATTTCACCGCCTCGTATAGGGGCAACATTAATTAAATTGTTTGCATCTGTTATTGTTATTTGTCCAAATAAACATGGAGACCATATATCTTCATGAAGTTCTAAGTCTATCATGAAGCCTTTCATATCAAATATGTCGCCAGTAGAAGTCATCAACGTTAGTTCATCTATACTAACGTCTCCTGGTTTTGTTATTTTTTCTTCGAATAACTGAGCTATTGCTGCTCCCGCTGCTGCTCCTACTCCGATTGCCATATCTTACTCACTATTTTACCAATTTTTTATATTGTTGAATTATATCACTTACGAATCTTTTATCTAATAAGTATATTTGCCTTTTATCATCATTTAATTCTGTTTCATAATCTATATTTGTAACTGCCAAATAATCACCATTTGCTACTTTTACTGCATCCCAATCAACAATAATGTCTTTATGGTCTTTCATTACATAGTGATGAACATCTGAAATATTGTTCTCTCCGTATTTGTCTTTAGCATATCTTACAACGTCTGCCTGTGATAAAGGCCATTCTCTTTTAACGTCTACAATATTATTACACAATAAGACAATCCAATGATATTTAACTGAACCATAATATTCATGTGCCACGCTTTCCGGTGTTTCACCGTCATTTAAATAAAAGTCTAAAAGATTTAATCTGTTTTCAAAATACTTATCTAAATGAACTCTACGAAAAATATCAGGGACTACTTTTTGAACTTGTTTTTTATTCTTATCCTTGTATGGATAATATAGTTTTGGTAATGATTCAAAATACATGTTATAACCCCTGTGATATTCTGTTTGCCGTTAGTGTTTCTAGTTCTGCAAACGATAGTTCCATTGTAATTTCAGTTGGTTTACCACCTGAATTTTGGAATGTTTGAAATGCTCCGTCAGGACCATATGTAACTTTACAATTTTCTAATATACAAGATGATACTTTAGGCATGTTTGTATTTCTAGTAACAGATCCATCTGAGTTTCTGTGTTCAAATTCTATTGAAAATTCTGAAGGATATATTAAGAACATATCAGTATCTGAAACCGTAGGGTGCATATGATATTTAAATAATTGTATAATCTCCTCTACATTTTTATATTCACCTGGATTCCTAGGTGCAAAACTATATGTAAATGAAAATTTCCTAAAGCCTATACTCTTAAATAATTGTTCCTTAAAAGGATTCATAACCTTTTTACTTGTTGCCTCGAATGCTGCTCCGGCATCCATGTTTATACCTGCCGCTTTAGGTATGTTAGCTGCTCCTCCTACTGTTCCTCTAATAACTGCCTCTGCACCTTCTCCAGATAAAAAGTCTCCTACTCCTGCTCTTCCTGTTGTAAGCATACCAGCCATTCCTAATTCCTCTTGATCCCAATTTGCTTGATATGCAGTAATTACAGATTGTGGAACGAAAAGTTGTATAGAGTCTAATAGTCTTACCGTTGTATTGTTTTCTGCTGCCATTTTGGCTGCTCCATATCCTACTACAGCAGTTCCTGCTGTTGTAAGAGCTTGACCAAAATTAGAGGCGTCGGCATCTAAGATTTTACCTGATTTAATAGCTGTTGCTGTTCCTATAGCTGCTGTTAATGCTGAGGTATTTGCTAATGTGTTTTCGTATTGTTCTGCTTTTGCTCTATTTTCTTTAGTGTATTCTTCTTGATACGCTGCTTGTGCTGCGTCCATTTTATCTTTATTAGGGCCTGATAGTGCTGCTTGAGCTGCTGCTGAATTTCTTCTAGCGTTTATATAGAAATGTATTCCGTTAGGTTGACTCTCTGAATATAAATCTTGAGGGAAATAACGTGTGGTGCCATCTCCTCCTACTGTTCCTGATTTTCTAGATTCACGTTGAGCTGCTACTTGATCATAGAATTTATCAGTAGGTTTACCTTGTTCTACTTTTTTCTTCTGATCTATTTCGTATTCTTTCTTTACTTCATCAGCAGACTGGAACCAATCGCCTGGGTCCCACCATTGTTTTTCTGGACTTCCGTCAAACCATCCCACTATAAATACTCCTATAAGATTCTTTTTATTATTTATATGGTTTATGCAAAAGAAATATACAAAGGAAGGTTTATTCCAAGAAATCCTTTAAAATATCTAGGAGACCCTAGTAACATAGTCTATCGCTCTAGTTATGAATTAAAGTTTATGAATTGGTGTGATCTTAATGAATCAATAAAAGGTTGGGTTTCAGAAGAAGTTTACATACCTTATCGTAATCCATTAGATAATAAAGTCCGTAAATATCTTGTTGATTTCTATATAGAAGTAGACAACAAGAAGAGATATCTAGTAGAAGTAAAACCTGAACGGTTTACAAAACCTCCAGCAACACAGAAAAGAAAGACTAAAAGATACTTAGAAGAGGTTGCACAATACGGAGTAAATGAAGCCAAGTGGAAGTCTGCAAGAGACTTTTGTAAGAAACAGAATATGGAATTTATGATTATTACCGAGAAGGACTTGGGCATTTAGTTATAAATACTTACATGGCTGATAATACACCATTTGGAAATATTAACATAGAAGCTGGATCTACTGAAAGATCTGCTAGCTGGTATCAACGTCAAGTTAGAAGTTATGCTAGTCATCTTAATAGTCCAGCAGAGTTATATGATTCTGATTTAGGAAGATTTGAAACTAAATTAGAAGTAGGTCAAATGTATTTGTTTGAATACACACCTAAACATGCTGATACTTTACCGTATTATGATAATTTTCCTTTAGTCGTAATAGCAGATGCTATACCAAATGGATTTAGTGGTGTTAATTTACATTACTTACGTCCTATGGCAAGAGCAGCATTATTAGATAAACTTATGCCTGCTTGGAGCGATATTGGAGCTAAATCACAATTAGCATCTTCTTGGTCAACTCTAAGAAACTTTTCTAAGTTTCCAGAAGCAAGAGGAGCTACTAAGAAATATTTAGGCTCACAAGCTGGAAGACTATTTAGAATAAATCCAGCACATTGGAAGTCAGCTATATTTTTACCTGTTCAAATGTTTAAAGGAGCAGGGTTACAGAAAATTTATAAGGACACAATGGAAAGACCAGAAAGAAAGAAACGTGGCTCAATTAATGTAGGAAGGATATAATGCCAATTGAAAATCAACAATATCAAAATTTTACAACCTATGAGAAAATGGAAGACGTTCGTGGGCTAGGAACTGGAACTGATCAACAAATAGCAGGAACAAGTGGCGCTTCTTTTATGGCAAAAGCAAGAACTACAGAATTTGCTTTTACAGAAAGATTTGAAGTGTTATTTAGTTTTCCAGCTTCCTTAAAAGAAGAGTGGACTAAAATACAAAACGGCGTAGGCGACACACCTAACGGAACATTACAAGATCTTCCTTTAGAAGCGACTTTATTATGTGAAGAAATACAAATACCAGGTATGACGCTGGCAAACAAAGAACAAAATATAGGAAACTGGACTTTCTATAGAAATACAAATATGGGATTTTTAGGTAATGAAATAAACATTACCTTTTATACAGACGTTCAATGGAAGTTAAGAAGTCTGTTTGAAGCCTGGATGGCGCATTGTGTTAATCCTACTTCCAAACAAGTTGCTTTCCCAGACGATCAGTTTGGGCAAGTATGGATTAATCAACTAAGCAAAGATGGCAGAGTTACTGCCACATGGGAATTATCTGAGGTAACACCGAAGGTATTAAACTTGGTTCCCCTATCAATGGGAGCCATTAGTATCGCGAGAACAACATTAATTGTATCCAGTGCATACTGGGAATCTAAAGCAATTGATGTTAATGTTCATGGTGAAGGCGATACAGGAATGAATTTATAATAGGAGAAAATTATGGCACTACCAAAAATTGATACGCCAAGATTTAACGGAACAATTGCTTCTTCAGGTGAAGAAGTTACATTTAGACCGTTTAAAGTTAAGGAAGAAAAAATCCTTATGTTGGCGAGTGAAGGTGGCGAATATAAGGACATGGTTAATGCATGTGCTCAAATCGTCAGTAATTGCGTTGAAAACCTCAACGCTTATGAGCTACCAATATTTGACTTACAAGATTTGTTTATTCAAATCAGAAGTAAATCAGATGGAGCGTTAGCTAATTTTAAATTAACTTGTGGAAATGATGATTGTGGTGAGTCTATCCCTTATGAGATGGACCTAACAGAATTTAAAATGACTGGACTAGATAATAGACCAAATGATGTAATACAAGTTTCAGAGGATATGATTATTAAATTAAAATATCCAAACGCTGCAATGGCATCTGTAATTGATGAATTAGATGATGCCGTATTAGTAGCAAAATGTATAGAACATGTTGTTGATGGAGAAGAAACAATTAATGTTGAAGAAGAACCAATTGAAGATGTTGTTAATTTTGTAGAAGATCTTCCCATTGATACTTTTAAGGAAATCCAGTCTTTCTTTACAAATATGCCAATGATGGAACATGTTGTAGAATACACATGTCCTAAATGTGAGCATGATAACAGGATAAGTATTAATGGTTACGAACATTTTTTCGGCTAACTCTTTCTCAGGAAAGTCTTGCGAATTACTACAAGACAAATTTCCTGTTGATGCAAGAACATCATTATTCTTTAACGGAACTAGAAGAAATGATGCCATGGGAAAGAGAGGTTTATGTTTCAATGTTAATAGAGCATCTTAATAAGAAGGCGGAAAAACAAAAGGCACAAAATAAATTTTAAGGTTAAGTAAATGGCTATAGAAAAAGATTTAGAAAAGGCGTTACAAGGATTAGAAAAGCTGCATAAGAAAATGCCAGATACGGATCTTTCTACGTCTAAAGAAATTAAAAAGATAGAGACTTTAGTTGAGGAAATCGAAGAGAATGCTAAAGGCGAACGTGAGCAACTCACGAAAATGGCCAAACAAAACAACAACGCTAACAATGCACAGATTGCCAAGGAGATTTGGACTTATCAACAAGACCAAGCGATGGCAAAAGGACAGAAAAAACACTTTAGAGGAGCCAAAAAATCTCGAACAAGAATCGAGAATATGAATAAAGAGATATTATCCATACTTAAAAATGCCCCTGCCGTTGGTGGTGGCGGTGGCGCTGGTGGTGGAGGTGGCTCTGGCGGGGGCTCTGGA